CGGCAGGAGTGGATGGTTCGTTGGAGTTGACACCACCAGACACCAAGGGGTGAGCAGTTGAAAACAATGGTTCACCATCTCCACCTGGGAAGGAAGAGCTAAAGCCATTGTTCAGAATTGCAGCAGCCTTAGTTTGCTTGGTATAAGCCATAGCGCGAGCCAGAGCTTTAGTGTATCGACTAGACAGGGAGTCATAAAGGTTGTCCTCAATGGCCTCTTCTGTTAGCGAAAACCCTAGTGCAATGGTTTCGTGGTTGTATCGAGCAGAAAACGCTTCTTGTGCGTTATCAAAAGCGATGGCAGAACCTTCGTTTTTGACCGGCGCAGCAGAAAAGCCCGACAGTTTTGTTTCTTCTTCAAACGAACGCTCAGAGGTTTCAGTTTCAAAAATCTCTTTGTGTTGTTCACCGTAAGTTGCATACTCCAAGCCAAACAAAGCGTTTAAGCCCGGGAGCAACTCTTTCAGTAGTTGGGCACGAGAAATAGCCATTTAGTCGCTCCTTATACGCCAGTTGAGTTAGTGTACTGATGTGTGCCGATGTTTATTTTGACAATAAACTCAACAAACGCATCAGCGCCAGTTGCTGTTTCCCTAACCACATCGATAATACGGATGGGGAGGGTATTAGTTGTAGTTTCTGTACCTTCGTCAATCGCCACAGCAGAGTTACCAGTGGTGGTAGACCCAGCGTTTTGAATTAGGGCAATGTTCGTGCCAATGGCAGCAATGCCCATTGCGGCAACAACCGTGGTTCCAGAACAAGAAACTACTTGAAACAGCGTGTCAGGATCATCAGCAACATAGGCAAAAATCTTAGTGCCTGATGCAATGGACTGACTAGCAGGGTAAAACTGTTGAAACTGCACTTGACCAGTGGAAGAATTAGTAAAAGTACACCCCAAAAACACGCCACACGGTGTTGCTGTGGTGGTTCCGGTGTCTTTCTCAATTGTTCCGCCAGTTACTCGTTTGACCAAATCACCGTAAAAAATGCCTGTGGCATAGCCACTTGCAATTTCCATCTGGCGAGTTGCTCCCGCAAAGACTTGCCCGCCAATTAGATTGACTGGCTTTAGTCCATACGGTTTATCTACAGTGGGATAAGCCATATTAAACTCCTAAAAGTTATTTACCGGTTCCGAACGACGTTGTGGATTTTCTCTCTTTAAAGAGTGGCATCCGTGGGTCGTTCTCTCTCATAAAGTTATTGTCTACAGATTCCATTTGGTCTTTATTTTTCTTAGAGTAATAAGCTCTTTTCTGTTCCATAAATTCCGACGGAACCTTACAAAGTAATAGTCCTGCAACCTCAATGTTGTCTTTGAAACGACTGTTGGGGTCTATAAACAATTGAAATTGCGGCTGCTCTTCAATCCTTACAGGCTCATAACCTTCCCGAAGTTTGGCGGAAATATTACGAGGATCTGATTGGTTTAGAGTTGAAACACGTACCCAACGATAGTCGTACCCAGGTTGTTTGTCCGGCTCCGGTAATGTCGAAGCAGGTTGCCACGTTTTGGGCCGCTCTTTGTTGGAGCGTGATTCAAGTTCTCTTGCAATTCTGTTTTCAGCCATGATTAAGCTCCCATCGTTTTTGCGTATTCCCTCGCGTACTGCTCAGGAGTTAGTCCAAGTTTTTTGGCAAGTGCCAACTGCGACTGCTTCAGTACGATCTTTTTGGGGGCCGTACTACGCGACGCGGATGCTACAACCGTAGCTGCTGTGCGCTGAGGTTTCTCAGGCTCTTCGTCCCCAAAATACTCTGGGAACCTTCTTTGCATGGTCTTGTTGACCGTGTTCCAATACTCGTCAGTACCAATGTATTGCGCACCGTACTGTTTCTCTAACTTCTGATGCAGGCCCAACGCCGTTGCTGTCATTTCCTCGTCTTGACCGAACCACGTATTCTGTTTGCGCCAGCTATCCGTTTTTGGGTCAAGGCGAGGGGCTGCTGCCTGTGTTGGTTGATTTTGTACACTATTGTTTTCTTCTTGTAAAGGGGGTCTGTACCCTTTTAGTCGTTGAAGACGGTATCCAGCGTTATTTAGTTTCTCTTGAGTTTCTACAATTTTGTCCGAATCGCCCGAGTCATAAGCCTCTTTGTATGCTCGTTTTGCCATTTCCATCTCTAACTCAGCAGCGCTTGTAGCCGTTGAAATTAAAGATTTCTCGCCCTCGGTCAATCGGCTTTTGAGCTTTTTATTCTCTTCAACCAAATTTTGGGCTAGGTTAATTGCTTCTTGCTGCTCACGCAAAGCGCTCTCTTTTTCGCGGCGCTCGTCGTGCCAGACTTTTTTCATCTGCTTGAGACGGGTTTTTACCTTTTCGGAATACTCTTCAAGCTCGTCTTCCTCAAGATCTTGGACCATTTCTTTGGGTAAAGGTTGACGGTTCCTGTCTTGCTCAGGCGTATCGTCCTCTATCTCAAGCTCAAAATCCTTTTCTTTGTCTTCAATGTCAATTTCTTGCTCTTGCTCTTGCTCTTGAACTTCTTTTTCTTCAGCCATGATTAACTCCTTTATGCGCGACTAATGCCTCGGGGATCTTCTACAACCCCTTCGACAGCGTCATCGTTGATAATGCGGAACTCCCGCCCGTGAATCTTCACCCGTGTGCCTGCGTGCGGGCGAACCAAAATAAAGTCACCCTGCTTGCACCATGGCCCAGAGAGGAATCTTTCTTTGTCCTTGTAACAGTCTGGACCCATCTTGACAACAAATAACACAGTCGTAAGGAGTTCCTCATGCCTTAAAGACATGTCAGACTTTAAAATACCGCTTTCGTAAGAGTCTTCAATTTCAGGAATGGCACAGAGAATACGGTAACCAGACGGATCTGGAAGCTGTTTTGCTTTTTGCTCTGGCGTTTCGGGTAGCACTGTTGCTTCGTTTGGATCGCTTGTAGACCCAATCAGTATTTCACTCATCGTCTTGTTCCAACCTTTTAGAAAGTTCATAAATATGGCTATTAGCTATCAATAGCCCTCGCACAACTCCACAGGAATATTTATATTCGCCGTGATCTTTTGCCTTACCATCGGACAGGTCTTCTGCTATACGATTGCGTTCTTCCAGTAGCTGGTCTGACAAATACTTTAATGCGTCCATTTACTCGCCTTTAGGTTGTTGGGTCATTTTTTCACCCATTTTTAGACCCAATTCCACCCCTTTGATTTGCATATCAACCGCACGGGTGGCTTCGTCAAACTCTTTTTGGGTCTTATCTTTTGCTATCTGAGCACCAAGCTTAGCCCCCTCAACTTCGGTTTGCGTAGCGATTCTCTGCTGCTCAATCTGCTGTTGCTGCATCCTAAGCTGAGCGTCCATCTGGTCTTTTGCTGCTTTACGTTGTACCTCAGCCGCTTTAAGCTGAAGCTCTTGTTGCTGCATCTGCACAATTGGGTCCTGTGCCGCCTGTTGGGCTTGTTGTTGAGCCATCATGGCTTGATTGGCCTGAAGAAGTTTCTGCGCACCTGCCGCAGCTAGACGAGAAATCTCAACCTCCATATCCTCAGACATCTCTTCGTTTGGATCTGGGTACGGCACACCAAGCTTATCTTCGATGTTCTTGCGATACTGGAAGGCAAAGTGCTCCATGATATGCGCCATAAATGCTGCCGAGATAGATTGGGCCTTGGGGTTCTGCTGGAGAATCTGCATAGTCACAGGATCCTGAAGCATAGTCATGTGGACCGTAATATGCGCTGCATGATCTTGGTAAATGAAAGCTTTGAGGGGCTTTTCATTAAGGGCGTCCATATTCTCTGATACCGGATCTGTTGGCTTAAGGTCATCTTCAATAGGCACTAACTTAGAGGCGTTACGAATCCCCAAGACTTCAAGCATCTGACGATGCAGCAAAGGCAGGTCGTACAACTGGGGGGCGGATTGGGCTAGTTGGAGGGCTGCTTGGTATTGGACAACCTTTTGAGACATGGTTGCCGAGTTAGGATCCGATACCGGCAAGACCTCAACCATATCGTAGTCGGATCTCTTCGCACGAGGCGGGCCCTCAACCGGGTCATACTCGTAGTCCTCAGGTGTGTAGTCACGGATGATGTTCTTTAAGAGCTTGAACTCCTGCTTCATGGCGTAGTGAACACGGGCTTGAACCGCGCTCATTACCTTTAGAGTTCTTTCTAATATGGCAAGAGTCGTCCCCACTGGACTCTGAGACGACATGTCACTGACTTTCAGATCAGCCG